ACAAAGCACCTAGTCCTCCATTAGCTTTCTTCACCCGACTACCATATTTATCACTCCAGTCACGAGCAATCTCTGGCTCGTTGGCCCATAAATATTTTCTTTGTTTTTCTGATTTAAAAGGCATTATCTTCTTCCGCTCGCTTGGACATCCAGCCTGAAGGTTCCAATCTTCCAGTTCTGGGCCGTGCTTGTATTTTCAACTTTCAAGGAGACCGATCGTGCTCTAGCTCTTGTATCCACTTTCGTGGTTGAAGAACTAATGGTAAAGGGTCCGAGAGCTGAACTCGCTTGTGCTTCATTTGGATAATTTCGTAAATTTAAAGTCACCTGAGTATTTCCCGTTTGCGTTAGGAAATCGGGAATGAACCGTCTAATACTCATCAGATATTCACCGTCGCCTCTGAAGGTTACGCCTTGTCGTTCGTCCTGGGTAATATCAAAATCACCCGATTCAATACTGGCAGCGATCGCTGTTGTCACACCCCGTTTGATTTGGTCGTTTCCTGTTTCCTGTTTGTAAAAAGTAGTAATGCCATCAGTGTTTCCTGTGACATCGTAAGAGGTATCGGTGTCGGCATCATAATGCGTTGCATAGGGTTTGCCGAAGACAGCCGAATCGGACCAGGTCGTTCGGTTCAAACTTCCTGTTGTCCAGATAGGTCGTTGAGGGGAGGAATCAATATAGTTATAAGTGACCATTCGGTTAACGACATTCGAACCACTAGTGCAATAGAACCATATGACTTCTCCAAAAAGATTATTCAAACCTGCATTGATGAGTTGGTTGGAAGTGGTATTGATATCATCATAAACATAATCTTCCACTAGACAGATCATGGATTCCAGTTTACCTGTGTACCTGAAAAAACCGTTTTCCGACATCCAGAAAGCCGAACCATCGACTTCCAAAGCAGCATTCATACCGATGAGTCCGCAGTTCGTTCCCACCTGTTCGAAAGCGAAAGTAAAAGGTTGACCCACAAATCTCATAATAAAGAGTGCGGTGTCGGTCCAGATATAAATCGCATTACGACCTCTTAAACTTCCCATGATCTTGGAACCATCGGCGAGTCTTTGTGTGCCTGCCGTGTTGGTTGCCGTTGGAGCATAGGTATTTAGATCTTCCTGATCGGACCATCGAATATACATTTCATCTTGAGTTGATGATGTTCCAATCGTTGTCTCTGTTCCCAGAAAGACAATGTGCCTGTCGGGTGCTGAAATAAGCATGTCGCGTGAAGCTGTTGGTGCTCCTGAAAGAATGGTAGCACGTACTGAAGTCGCATTGGACGTTGATGAATCCCATTCAAAACATTCAGCGTTATAAATTAAAGCAATCAGTTTAGTTCCGTAATTATCCAAGGACCAAAGGCCAGGTTCAAAGACTCTATCTCCTGAAGCCGCTTCACCCCATGCGACGTAGTCAGTGGTATTGGTAACCGTTGCATCATCCAAGTGAGTAGCGGCCGTCGTATTTCGAACGCCCCGCGTTACACCGCTTAATACATCACTACTAATGCCTGTATAAGAAATTTCTTCTGTTCCAATTTGAACATAAGAGGTTCCTGAAGAGGGAAAAGAAGTACTATCGGTTAGAGTAATGCCCGTTGTAGCAGCGGCATCGGTAATGGCTCCATTTAAAGTGGTTGTAACTTCTCCTGAAACAGTACCACTGTATTGGCCGATACCCCATCCATAAGCCCCGAGTTGTTGTGCGGGTCCTACAGGATAATAATGTTGAACTCGAATACCTCCAGATAAAGTGGCACCCGATCCTGTTTCTGCTGAAGACATCGTGATGGTAATTTGAGTAGCACTATCGATGCTCGTTACCATGAATTTTACATCATTAAAATCAGCGGCCACATAATCTGAATTGGTAATGGTCGTAAAACTGTCGAGATAGACAATATCACCGGCATTGATATTATGGGAACTCCCAAAAGTTATCTTAACTGCAGCCGATCCATTGGTTGTGGTAAACGCACTGGTTAACGTGCTTGTACTTTTAATAGGATGAATGTCGTAGAAAATTCCTCCTGAATAAACATAGAGAATACGATTAGTGCCGAGGGCTGCGTACTTGGTTCCGTCATTATCAATAAAATGGTGTTGGGCACGAGTGACCCCCGTTAAAGAACTCTCTCCAAGTTCGGACCAACCCCCTATTTTTTCAGGTGTTTCATAACGAAAACGTACATAATCACCACCAATCCATTGACCTTCAGCAGTGGTGGCGGTTATTTGTTTATTGAATCCGGGTAAAAAATTTATCTTTTGTAGCATAGAAAATCCGTTCCAGACAAATTATACTATATCTTGCCACAGATCAACTACTTATACCAACCGTTTTCATAATCAATAGCCATGACTTCCTTAGCTTTTGCTTGTTGCGCTTCGGTGATGGTCCGTGGTTCGTGTTCCCTGAGTCTTGTTTTTTGAATCTTTTTCCCTCCAAGCTTTTCTAAAAACGGAAGCAGCTTAGCATCGATGTCTTTCATGTTATAGACATGGGTATAGATGCTGGGATCAGGACCCAGCATGTCAGTGTTGGTTCGGCAATGAATTCGAATGTAATTATTTTTTAACCGTTCTGTATAAGTATGAAGGAAATGATCCAAGTTGTTAAGATGAGGATAGTGTTCCTGGCAATAATAAAATCCTGCAATGATCTTGTCAATAGGATTTCGATAAACCGCAATGCGAATCTCGCACGCTTTAAGTTCTTGATGATAGGATTCAAACCCTCTCTCGCGTCCGATGTAGGAATCCTTACCACAAAAATCCTGCACATTGGTCCCGCTATACGTTGTGGGCTTTTCATTCCAGAGAAGCTGACCAAGATAATTAATAATGGTTGTTGATCCTGCTTTATTATTCCTGACATACCCCAAACGTTTACCACCTAAGGTCACCCGAACCAGAGCCATCAATTAGTATACCAACAAGGAATGGTATATCTAGTTCCTTTCTTAATTTTATTTACAGAATGAGTCTTTTTATCTCCCCTAAATAATATCATTAATCCTTGTTTAGGTTTTATAACAGTCTCTTCAACAATGGTTTCTCCACCGTCAAAATTATCATTTAAATATATAATGCTTGTGTAAGGATGATAATCAAAATCTCTATGGGGTGGTTGTGATTCTTTCACGGGCCATTTGACTATTTGAAAATAATTTATGAATGCTTTTGCGTCTATATTTTTAATTGTAAAATTAAGACGACCATTTAATTTTTTTGAATCATATACCAAATAACTAGAAAGTAAAACCACTTCAGTTTTCCTGTGGTAAAAAGTTCTTTTATCGTGGTCAGGATTGAATAATTCAGAATGTCTATTTATGAAGTGTTGACATTTCTCAGGGGTAAAAAAATGTTCATATGAATAAATCATATTTTTACTTATCTGTCTTCGGAATACCTAACATAGGCCTTTTATCAAAGAGATTAGTTTTAGCAAAGGGACCGTTGGCATGGTTATAATGCAAGAAGACTTGAGAGCAGACGTTGCCTTGAAAAGGTTCACGCCAGTGCTCTAGGTCGCAGCCAGAATAAATGAGCATGTCTCCGACTTTTAAATCAACTCGCACTCCTTTAGGAGCTCCGGGTTTATGAATCTCTTTAAGTACATCAATGACAAAATCGGCTCCAGATGGATCAAGAAAAATAGGCCATTCGTCACCACCTAGATGAAGAGTGGTGGAAACCTCGCAACTATCTCTATCTTTATGTCTTCTTAGTTTATTTCCTTTTTCATAGAGGCGTGTGTAAGAGTATGTTGGGACCAGTTCCATCCCTGTTTTAGCCTTCATGATAGGGATCATATACATTAATAAAGTCTCCATGACCCAGTCTGCATATGTAGTATAACAACCGGGAACCTGTTTACCGACTCGATGGCCTATAAAAGGATTGGCTGGATTTACTCTATTATTTTTTATCATGAAATCTACAGCATCTCGTTGTAGCATCATATAATTGAAGATAAAGTTAGCGAGCTCTTTGGAAAGAGCCTGTCGAATCACTTGATATTTTTTTGATTTAAAACTCATCCTACTTTTTCTTTTATTTTTCCAAAAATTTGAACTGTCATCCTGATTGGAGCATCCGGCGTTGTACGACTAATAGTATGAGGAGCTCCATGATCGCTAAGAATACATTGATTATAGACTGGAGGAACTCCAATTATTCTTTTTTTACTATTGTATAAAAAAAGTCCTCCATGATTTATGTCCCATTTTTCATTTAAATAAATAAATGATGCAAATTCATAGTCTTGATCGGTATGCCAAGAAATATAACTGCCGGGAGGCCATGCGTAAAATTTAGGCACGTGAATTTCTATATTCCTCCATTCTTTTTTAAGTTTTCGATATCGATCTTGAAGAGCTATCTGAAAGGAGTCAAGGTTCATAATTAGAACAGGAGAAGTAAAACGGCGAAGTGATTCTGGCCATGAGTAGCTACTTCTCCATACATTATTCATGGATTGTTTCTTAGCATGCTCCTTAATCTGCTTGATTAGATTAGGATCTAAAAAATTTTGATAGACTTTAACTGTGTCACTCATCTTTACCTACCTGGATAAAATTAAAAGAAACCGATACCCGCCAGCTTTTTTCTCCTTTTTCTTTGGATTCGTTTATTTCGACACCGTGTGGCAACCACGCTGGAAACATAATCATCTGTCCTTCGATCGCCGGATAGATCACCACGCGCC